ACCCCGTCGGGTGCAGGAAGAAAACGGATTACAGCATAACCGTTACCTGCTTTGTCAACTTCTAGTTTCCAAAGACGCTCATCGGCACCATTAGTTGTGCCTTTGTTCATCTTTTCGATCTCACTTGTAAGTTTAGAAGTGAGACTGCCTAGTCTTGACTGTTTTTTTAGATTTGCGAATGACATTAGTTTGATTAATTGGATTCGTCGGATTGAGTAGATTGGTGGATTAACACCTTGCATAAATCATACACAAGTGTAATGTAACATACTATTTAGGTAATGTCAACTCATAATTTTGTCTCTTGTATTGCTTCTTTGACAATCTGTTTGAGTTCTCTTTTTTGCCTCTTACTAAAAGAATCTGTACCAAATTTTTTGTCTATCCATTTCTTTCCATACCAGAATACAAATAGACAACCGAGTAAAGGAATACCTTCACTCCACGGTAAATCCCATGCCCACTTAAAAAATTCCCACATTAGTCTTCTTCTTCCTCATCCTCTTCTGGTTCTGGTTCTGGAGGTGCTTGCAAAAACATAAAGACCTCTGATATCCACCACTCTTTTTCAAGGCGAATCCACTCTCTAATATTCTCTATTATTTTTTTCAATCCCTTTGCCTCCAGTCGTCTGATCTATCAGGTCTAAACCAGTCCACTATATCACTTGCATCTGTGAAACCCCTTCTATGTCTCCTTGAATCGGGGTCTCCTAAATTCAAGTGTTTAAGAAAAGAATCGTCATCACTTGACGCTAATCGTCTAGCTGACTGTAACATACCTCTTGCTGATGTATTTGCCTTCGCCAATTTCTGTGCCCATATCATGTCGTCTATACTAACTTCTGTTCCTGCTGCAATAGATTTGCAGATGTCCACTAACCGTAGACGATATGCGGTAGATAACATAAAATAATGTGTAATATTAGTATTATGTATGTAATTTGTCAGACAAATTCTCTAATGTCTGTCTCATATTATTAAATATTGTGTTCATATTAACGTTTTTGAATCCCATTGCAGCAGAAGTCATCTGAATTTTATCTTTCATTTCTTTTGCTTCAGGGTCATCTGATAGTGATAACCTTGTCCACATAACTTCTTGCTTATCAATAAGTGATATAAGTTTTTTCATATGATCTTTCTGCTCTTCGACAGTCATCATAGGAAATCTCATGATGACTGCATAAAGGTCTTTCTGTGTCTCAAATATATCCTGCATTTCTTCTTGAATGATCTGTGATCTGAAGAATTTACTCATACAGTTGTTCCTTTAGATAAGTTTTGTATTTAAATATATCAATATTTAGAAAGGGTGAATACTTATGCATTTTCATACTGATTTTCTCCCATACAGGGTCAGTCAAGATCTTATCAAAATTTTTCTTATATCCAAAAACCTTATCTAAAATTATCATGTTCTCAATACTCAACTCATCTCTTAAATGACACTTGAGTATGTGTGGGTGCCCCTTACCTATGAACCACTCTGTAAAAGGAACCTTACATAATTCATCTATCTCTTGAGTGAATTTGTAGTATAAACTCTGCTGTCTCTTCTGCCATGTTGAATAGGTTGTGTCACCTGTCCTTGCGATCGTACCTATCCAAAGACTTTGAGGATCACTTGACTCTACAAAATTAGCAACGAAGAATTGTTTGACCTCTTCATCAGGATACTTCCTCGATGTTTTCTCAAAGAAATATCTATCCTTTCTCTTATAAAATGAATCCAGACTAGCATTTGTCTTACCACCATACTGAAAGTAATCATACTTTTCTCTGGTGAAGTGACTTTTCATCGCGAGATATATTTTATAGGTATCATAGGGAGTCATTCCATATCTTGTATAGGATGTGTTCATGATCTAGTTCGTGGATGTCAGGTTTTTGATGGAAGTTGCATACAGAATACTCTGGCATGTATTTAAAGTAAGGTTTCTTAATTTCAGCAGCGTCTTTAGAAGACTCGCGATAGTGTTCTGGTTCTGATCCTTCTCTATAAGAATAAAAAATCTTTGGTAGTAATTCAAATTCAGATAAATGATTTTGATGTAGGTAGACATCTATTCCATTATAGATCCTAGCATATTTTTGCCAATTTGGTATGTACTGTTCATAAATGAACTTGACATTCTTCCAAACAAAACAGGTTGAAGTGAATGTAAATTTAGGCAACTTATTTCTTTCAACATTTCGTTTAGTTTTTTTATTCGCCCACTCTTCTGACTTCCATCTTGCAGGTGTCAGTGCGAAATTAGTTTCAAAATCAAGTATAGGTTTGATGTCACCTTGAATGACCATATCAAGATCAAAAAATATTTTCTTCTCATACTTATCTAATTCCTCACGAGCAAATAGTTCTAATTTATTCCATGCTGGCCACCAAGAATAACTACCTATACTTTTCATTTTAGAATTCATCCACATGTTTGGATCATCTGCCAAGTGTGGGACATATTGTGCATACCAAGGATCTTCTTTCTTCCATCTAGATGAGTCTTTTACAAGAGGTTGCATATCATATACAATTACATTTGGATCTATGCCAGTAGGATCATCTGTGAAACATATAAAATCAAGATCACATTGTTTCCTTATCGCTTTATATAAATTGTTGACGTAGATAGGAGGATATTTTTTTCCTATCTTTATAGAAGTAACACAGTTCATTGTATCAGTTGTGCTATTTTATTCTTAACACCCCTTAATTGTTCATGTGCATAATGCCATTTAGGATTTGATGGACACATATTGCACATTTTATGTGGTATGAGTGTTTGATCCGCCATCTCAAATAAATCTTCTATTGGTGCATCAATGGGAGTGCCCAGATACTGTAAGTAAGGTTTCCATGCAGGATCATCAAGTTGTCCTGTGGATGCAATTGTTTCTCTTAGATATGCAATTATAGGACACTTCCATATCATGCCAGCATACAGTTGTGGGTTAGGACATGTACAGTTATTCCAACTCTCATCAATATTATTGTCGTTATACGGATAAATTTTATCTCCCTCATGTTTTACAATATCAAACCACGATTCTTCCCATGCTTCACTTATATGTAAATTTTCTTCTAATTCAGTTTTATCTTTTGCATATTCTATAAATTTTTCTACGTTACTGTAAAGTATTTTTCCTGATTTTTTCATTGGTTGAACATGAAGAGTCACATAAAGTTTGACACCTCTGTTCATGTGTTTTACTATCCACTCTCTATTTTCATACAGTAATGTTGCATTAGAATATAATTTTATTCGACCATTATAATTTTTTTCTACAGCAGTCAATATTTCTTCACATCTTGGTTCAAGAAGTGCTTCACCTCCTAACACACTTATATGTGACCATACATTTATTCTTGGTAAGATTGTCTCTATGTTTTTGATCATCATATCAACATTCACAAAACTACCGGGTGCGAGAAAAGGACTATTATGATTGCATCCCCTGCATGCTAAATTACAACCGTTATGTGCGTGTATATTTAAGACCCTGAATGTAGGTTTGTTCAAATATAATTCATATAAATTATCTGGTTGTGAAGAAACAGATTTTTTTTTATATAATCCAGTCCAAGTTTTGTTTCTACTTCTCCAATTTTCTACCCTTGGATTTGTTTTCTCTAATTTTTTATGATTATACTTATCGGTTCCAGATAAATTATTTAATGTTTCGTAAAATTTTTCCGATGATAATCTAGGCATGTCATTTCATATTCAATATAGGGAAAACTTTAGTGTAGTCTGTTTTGTTTACTTTGTCAAGTGCCTTGAGATATCTCAACAACTCTTCCCATCTCTCTTCCCAATCTTCTACTTCTGCTGATAATTCACTCTCCAATTTTGTGTTTCTATACATGGGTAGAAGTTGCTCTCTTATTTTTGGATGAAGTGAATCAATCCTACATGGTCTAGGTTCTTGAATATTATTAATTGAATAACCAAGACCCTCACTTTTCATCCATTCTATAGTCTTATCAAGAGACAAGATTGACAAAGATGAGGCACATACGTTTGCCCAAACTTTTGCATGGTCCTTTATCTTATGATAATTTTCTAAGTTTGATTCCCAGTTTGATCCGAATCTTATATAATCATTTTGCTCTCCCAACGCTTCTAATGACCAATTTATTTCACAACCATAAAATTCTTTTATGTAATCAAAAATATGATTCCCCTTCCACTCTAACTTTGTAAGATTTGTGTGATACTTTAAGATTATATTTTTTGCCTGACCAATTTCAATAAGAGAATCCAATACTTCATAATGTCTCGGCATGATGAATGGTTCGCCACCAATAATGTATATCTTTTCTATTTTTGGTGCTAATTTTTTTATATCTTCTATGACATTATAACTAACACCACCATGTTTCATATCATAAGTCAATTTATCATACTCAAGCATCTCACCAAACTCAGGATCAATCTCCATTAATTTTTCAGTCTGTCTTATTCTTGAACTTGAATCTTTTATCCTACACATGTAGCATGATAAATTACATACATTACCATACAATTTTAATTTGACTGATATAACTCTACCTAATGGTTCCT